TCCGAAGTGTAGATGGTGCCGAACCGCTTCGTGGCTGAACCAAGATTGGAGAAACCGTTGGCGTTCGGCGTTATGTGACCATACAAAAGAACATCCCCACCAAGAGTTGTGGTGGTGTTCCAGAACTGTGCATTGCCATTGAACTCAGCGTTGACCTCTGCAATGAACGGCCCATTGATGAGGGTATCGCCATGCACGGTGAGGTCTTCATTGATCTCCAACGATCCTGTCACAATGTCGCCAGCCTTGGCCACCTTGTCATTGGCTAGCGTTGCGTCACCGGCATCGACGTAGGCTTTGGTCGCGATATCCTCTCCATTAATGTTCGCAGCTTTGGCTGACAGCTTATCGGTAATCACTTCGTCGGCTGTCAGTTTGCTGACATTGAGCGGTCCCTTTGACAGGATGCGGGTCATCCACTGTTCGATGGTGTGATAGGACTGCCAAAAGAAGGGAGCGTCGAAACCATCTCGCTTGGCCTGTCCCAAGTTAGGAGCGGATAGGTCATCCCTCATCGCTGTCCATCCGTCCGTGCATCGATGCGAACGATACCCATACGCCAGTTGGTGCCGGTCGTGTTGCTCTCCGCTCTGACCGTCATCGACCGTCCGCGCAACCGGACCCACGCCTCTTCGGTAAACTCTTCGATGGGAATGGTCGCGGTGCGCTGTGTTTCCCGGCTCTCTTCCTGCACGAAGCCGCCACCCGGTTTGTCCATCATTCTCAAGACGATGTTCATCTGCGGCGCATCGGACGATGTTACGCCTTCGCGGAACGTAACATCGGGTAGGATACGCCGTACGAACATCATCTTGTCGCCCTTGTCGAAGCTGCCTTCCGAAGACAGTTCAATGGGGCCGCTTTCGATGAAGGCATTAAGCGGTGAAACCGGTGAGGTGGACCCGTCGTCGGCACCGACATCGTGGGCGAATATGCGTCCATCATCGGTCGCGGCAATCGCTCCATGCAAGGCATCGACATCCAGCCATGCAGTGCGGTGCAGATTGCCGAAGGTCCATATCTGCTCCATCACATTGAAGGCGATATAGCTGTCAATCATGCCACCGCTTTCGGCGCTTGGATAAAACCACAGCACTTCGTTGTGCTTCTGGTTGGCGCTGGCATAAATCTTCGGGAACTGGTCGGTATCCATGCGGTCGGAGACATAGCCCCAAATCGGGCAGGGCACCTTCTCCGTGCGCCCCGAATAGGCATAGATGCCGGAGCGTCCCATCCAGTAGACCACGCCATTGTAGGAACAGACCGCCTTCATCCCGGCAATGTCGGACCAGCGGTCGAGGAGTTCCGCCACGTAGATCAGCGGCGCACCGACATACTGGACCGAGTACATTGCCTGATCCGTCCACACCAGAATTTCACGCGCCGTCGCATGACCGGCGACAAACTTGGAGCCGTTCGACAGCGGCAGGGTTCCGGCAGTCCCGGTCGTCTTGTTGGCGTCATCCCAATTGAGGATGTTCTCTTGACTGCACCAGCGGAATGACATCGGTTCCTTGATGCCGCCTCCCATGAAAGCCGATGCGCCGAACGCCAGACAGTGCCGGTCACGGTGCGAGATGATAATGAACTCCGCTTCCTGCGGGGCGTGCCCATCGGCACCCGGCGTGTCGGGACCGAAGAAATCTTCAGGGATGTCGAGGATGTTGATCATCCTGTTCTGCGGTGTGGTGGCGTCCCAGTAATAGATGCCGCCACTCAGTGGACAGGCGAGCAAATCCTCGCCCCAGTTGTCCTGCGACCAGATGCCCATTTGATCCAGAATGGCCTTGTCGGGTTCGCCGCCCCATTCCTCTTCGTTCCAAGTCAGCGATCCCCAGCCGCCGCCGATGATGTAGTCGTCGGTGCCAGCGCGAAGCAGATAGCGGGCCTGAACCGCTGCTCCTCCTCCTGTTGTGGTTGCCGTCGCGGCAACAGGCAGGGTGACCGTGTAGTGGTTGTCATCCACATAGGACTGGATGATGTATTCCCGGTTGATGTTGTTGTCGCCACTGTCCGGCAGTCCGGCAAAAGCCGTTGCGCCGGAGATGAACACCGTGTCACCGGGGAAGTGCTGGTGTGTATTCTGGGTGATGGTCATCACGGTTGAGCCATCGGTGACACTTAGTGGATCGGTGCCGAGCGTCACTGCCGGTCCAGCCCATGGTGTTACGTCCCACTGATTGTCGTCTGACAGCATGTAGAACCGCTTGGAGGTTCCGGCGCTCACCCACGAGAACCCCTGTAGGTCGCCGTGCCGATGCAGCGAGCGGCAGATGCCGTCCATCTTCAGGCCGGGATACTCCTCTTCCCATCCGGCCCATTTCTCCGGAGTGCCGTCACGGAAACGGACGAGCGAGCAGTCGAACCACGTGCCAGCCGTGGCGTACCTTGTGGTGTTTCTGACCAGACCGGGCGCAATCTTCAGGCTTGTCCAACTCATGAGTTCGCCACGCCTCCACCATACGGGCCGTTATTGGTGCCGGGTGACCAGTATCCCCACTTGGATGCCGCATAGATCGAATAACCAGCAGCACCACCCCCAGCGCCCGCCGCTCCTCCATAGCCGCCGCCATAGTTTCCGCCATTGCCTGTCGCCCCGGTATTGCCGGTATTGCCGACCGCGCCCCACGACCCTCCCGTTCCACCGGTTCCGCCATAGCCGCCGGAGCCTGCATAGGCTTGACCACCGGCACCGGGAGAACCACCGCTGCCACCCTGATTGGGGGAGTTGTAACCGATGCCGCGCCCGCCGTTGCCGCCAGCACCACCCCCGCCACCACTGGTGATCGTCCGGCTGTATGCCGTGTATTGACGGTAAATCTCGTAATAGCTTTTCCAGTAGGTCGGGTTGGGCGGCTCGTGCGGGCCGGGGGAGCCGCCGCCATAAGAGTTCTGTTCCCGTAACGTGTGCCGGTAGTAGGTGTAGGCACCGTTGGCAAATGGGTTGGCCAGCGTCGTAGCGGAGCCGACCAAGGTGCCAGCCCATATGGCGGTATCGGTTCCACCGCTGTCGGTCATCCAGCGATAGGTACTCTTGTCGTAAGCCGGTCCTTCCTGTGCGGTGTAGGGTGTATCGTAATAACCCGGTCCTCCGGTGCCACCCGTACCGCCTACGCCACCCGCTCCTCCACCACCACGAATGGCCCCATGATTGTGGATGATGGGACGATTGTCATAGGAAGCGTTTTCGGAATTGTAGAGGTAGATGGCATGCTGACCGGCACCCGAATTGGGTGCGCCGCCACCCCCTTGGATTTCAGAATTGTTCTGGAAAAGGAAGGAACCATTGTTCTGACGCCCGTAGATGATACAGGCATACCATGACGTTCCCTGTGAATAGATGCCGTTGTTGTTGATGAAGGTGCATGGCCAACCGGTGCCGTTCGCACCCAGCCAGTCGCTACCGAACTCACCATGTGGATAGTAGTTGTTTATCCGCACCACTGAGTTGGTATAGGTCCAACCCTTGGCCTGACCGGCAAAGTGGGCGATCTGGAGATTGACATAGGTTGCCGGGACACCGGCAGAGCCATTGACCGCAGCATTGTCACCGGAATTGGCACGGACATATTTGCTGGCATGACCACGATGGAACTGTGACAGGTAGGCATTCGCCACAGCCACGCCGTACTCAGTACACAGGTGCCCCATCTGGAGATTGGCCGAGCCTTGAATGGTCATCCCGTCGCCACCGTGGTTGAGTAAATCTGCACGTCGCTTGCGGTGCGGATGAAGCCATCGGAGCGGATGCGTATCTTGATGCCGGACCCCCAGTTGAGTGTCACATCGCTGTTGGTTTCCACCTTCCATGGCGCGTCAATGGCAACCCAAGAGGAAACGCCACCGCTGGTCCTGCGCACGTAAAGCTTGCCGTCATCCGGTGGTTCCGTGAAAATTTCAGAAGCATGCTTGTTGTCCAAGAGATCGGCATTCAGACCTGATCCCGGTCCCATGTTGCCAGCATTCCATATCTTTTTTCCGGTGCTGCCTGACGGGGTGATGTAGAGATCGGTGGTGGTGCCGCCTGTCTCCAGCCGCACTGCATAGTCCGTCGCATCGACATTGGCGTTGTGGAAATCGAAAGCCTTGCCGGTGTCGGTGATGCCGGTCGAACTGACCTGTGGGACAATACCCCAGCGGTGTTGCTCAGATGATGTCGAGAACAGGCTGTCGCTGGACCAGATATTGGAGCCGTCCGTGAACACCAGTTTCCACTGATTGTGGATCAGTTCGTAGTTCTGCGTCGGTCCTGCTCCCGTCGAAATGGTCAGCGAGAAGCCGCCTGTCGTGGCATTCTCCATGAAGAAGAACTTGGAGACGGTCGGTATGCTGACCTTGCGGACAGCCGTTGTGGTTCCGGTGAAGCGCAGGAACATCGGGCGCGACTGATCGGTCCCGGCATTGACCTTGGTCAGCGTCATGTCGGCATCCGTCATCGGGATGGTCTTCATCGCGCTGAGGGCTTCTTCGATCAGCGACAGGTTGGTGTTGGTCTTCGATCCCCAAGACGCCCGGTTCTCACCGGTCGCCTGAAGTTCAAGGCCGAGGCTGGTCGTGTATGTGCTAGCCATGTGTCCACTCGTGTTTCTGGTGGGGATGCTTGATCCAATCCTCTCCCGGTGAAGTGGTCTTCACCCATACATGCTTGTCTGTCGGCACCGGCACCCAGTCACCGTGACCGCCTTCGTCCACTGGTATCCAGTTCTCGT